TTAACGAGAACTGTTCAGGGAGTCTGACATCAAGAGCGCGGTAGCCTTTTTTAGAATATCGTTTTCCATTTCAATACGTTGTAGCTTTTTCTTCAGCTCACGTATTTCGATTTGTTCTGGTGTTATCGGAGAGGCTTTTGGTGTTTTGCCCTGACGCTCTTCACGCAGTTGCTTGACCCATTTTGTCATCGTGGAAAGACCGACATCCATAGCCTTAGCGGCATCAGAGACGGTGTAGTTTTGATCGACAACCAGCTGAGCGGATTCGCGTTTGAATTCAGGACTAAAATTTCTTCGTTTCATTGGTGCACCTATATTGTTCTGAGGTGAGCATATCACCTCTGTTCAGGTGGCCAAATTCAGTAAACCACTTCATATTCACATATACGCCTGGAGCAATTTTTATTCTTTTTCGAAATTTAAATCCCATAAATACCTCTGCTGTGTTTTCGTCAATAAAAACAAGGTACTGCAATCATCCTTTGTGGTTTGCCATCAGCCAAAAATGTCAACAGGCTAAATATGACTGAAGAACTTCATGACACCGTATTGTCAGGCGTCGGATTTGTGCTGGCCGATGTTCATACCATTGTCGTTGCAAAAATAACGGCTGTAAATGAAAAGACGATTAGCTGCATACCTGTAATTAATCGCGTTGTAAGAGAGCAGTCAATATCTTTGCCTGAGTTTATTGAGGTACCTCCTGTAATCATTCAGGGCGGCGGCAGTTATATCGTTGAGCCCATAGCCGCAGGTGATTACTGCCTCGTACTCATATCCGAACGCTGTTATGACGCCTGGTATGCAGGTAGCGATTTTGTTCCTCCTCTTGAAATGCGCATGCACGATTACTCAGATGGATTTGCCCTTTGTGGCATCAATCCGCAGGCCTCTGCTATCTCTATACCATCGGTCAGGCGACTGATTCAGGGGGATAGCGACCACGCCGGGTCTATGTTCTTGGCTGGCGACTTTCAGCAGTCCGGAGGCATATCCACGCTGGAAGAGTGCGTGGTCAAAGGTGGTCTGAAATATGGCTCTCTGGAGACTGCCGGCAAGCGCGGTGTAACAGGCTCATTCAGAAGCGACGACGGGAAAACCATCACTGTAACCAACGGCATAATCACGGGTATCTCATGATCCTATCAGCGCTTAATGACGATAAGGACTGGACATTTGGCCGCGGCCGCAGCAACTACATAACCGGCGGCAGGGCTATTGCACAAAAAGTTATGTGCCGTATCCGGTCATTCAAAAACGACAATCCGCTAAATATGGATGACAACATCGACTGGCTTTACCTTCTTTCCGAGAAAAATACAGAGCAGCAAATCCTGAGAGAAATAGAGCGTGTTGTTCTGGCTACGGATGGGGTCATGCGAATCATTGAGCTGTCGATGACCGTTAATAAAACAACGAGAAAGCAGGCAATTGAGCTTCGGATGCAGACTGTATTTGACGAGCAGACGTTACTTTTCCCTGTGAGCGGAGCGCAGAAAGATGGCACTACAGTTTGATAATAACGGCCTGCAGGTTGATACATTCAGGGATATATTCCAGAGCCTGAGCGATGCCTACAAGGGGATTTACGGTCAGGATATCGACCTCGATCAGGAGTCGCCTGACGGGCAGCGTGTTGCAATTGAGGCGCAGGCACGTACTGATATCGAGGCGGCGCTGCAATGGCTTTACTCGCAGATGGACCCGGATTTCAACACTGGCGATATGCAGCAGATTATCGCAAAGCTGCACGGGCTGTACCTTCGCCCCGGCTCGCGCTCTCAGCGCGATCTGAAGGTCACAACTGACAGGCCGGTGCTTTTGTACAGTGGTTACAAAATTCGTGACCAGGCTAATCAGGTCTGGTTTGTCAGGCAAGATATTACGGTGCCGGCCGGTACGACGACGGTTACGTTCTTTGCGCAAAACTTTGGAAAGGTGACCGGGCTGATATCCGACACCTTCACTCAGATAACACCTGAGCTGGGTATTCTGAGCATCATCTCTGACACTGCTGTTGTCGTGGGAAGGGATGAGGAGACACCCGAACAGTTTCGCCAGCGCCGTAACCGTTCACTGGAAAACCCGGCCACGGGCAGCACCGGCGCCATCTTCGCTAAAGTGGCCCAGCTTGCCGGTGTAACCGACCTCAATATCGATGAGAACGATACGAAGTTTGATGATCCGGACACCGGCATTCCGGCCAACTCAATATGGTTGGTAGTTGAGGGTGGTGCAGTTTCTGAAATCACAGAGGTCATGGTTAAGCAGAAGGGTGGCGGTACAGGAACAAAAGGGAGCGTCACAGGGCGCTACATTGAGTCACTGGTTCGGCCTGACGGCTCCATCCTTCAGATTGCGCACGACCTGCAGTTTGATCGGCCTGTTTATAAGCCGCTGCACATCAGGCTCACGGCCCGTCGCAAAGTCACCAATGACCCGGTAGATCAGGATTCACTGAAAGAAGCTCTGGCATCCCGGGAGCTGCATATCGGTGAAAGTATCGATGCAAACGAATTTTACGCCGACGGGTACAGCACAAGCCGTGTGAACTATGTACTTACTGACCTCATGATTAGCGCTGACGGCAGCACATACACCGATGCAGAACTCTCTCCCGGCTTTCAGGGGAAATTCACCTTAAGCGCCAGTGATATCGACATCACCGAGGTGACCTGATGAATAACGACATCATTAACCGCTATACGCTGATGCTCATCAGGCAGTACTGGGAAAAGCCGAAAGCTAAAGCTGAAATTCAGGCCATGATGAAGCAGTGGCAGATTATTGCCGACTTCATCCGCAACCCTGACAACTTTGACATTGATAAGGCGACTGGCTACCGGTTGGATGTCATTGGGCGCATAGTTGGGTTATAACGAAGCGTTCCAGCAGTAATTGCAAAGGTGTTCTTTGGCTTTGAGGGGCATGAAAACTCAGCTGGCTTTAAAAGCAAGTCCAAGCCCGGCTACGTGGGAGCGCCATTCTACAGTAAGTTTTCGCCGGCTTACGGTGATTATCAGCTTGGAGACAATGAATACCGCCGGTTCCTTAAGGTTAAAATCGCCAAAAACGCCACGTCCGGAACCATAGCGTCTGATGATCGCGTCAGCCTGCAGGAGGTCATTCAGGCAGCTTTTAACGGAGAGGCATATGTGACAGACCGCAAGGATATGACACTGGCTCTGAACATATCTCCTCAGATATCACTAGATGAACTGCGCCTGATCGTAAAGATGGGGCTTCTGCCCAAACCTGCTGGTGTCAGGTACGACTATTACTATCAGGTTACGCCCGGTCAGACGTTTGGATTCTCAAGCAACCCATCAGCCAGAAGTTTTGCAAGCAAATTCAATACCGCCTATCGGGGCGGTTTTTTTTCGAGGAAAATTCATGTCTAAGATTGCACGATACGAAGGTAATCTGCTCGCTTTCGGCTCTAACGCTCAGGGACTGGAGCGAACCGTCTTTGGGGGTACAGCCCAAGCAGATGACCTGACATCACAGATCACTGATGCGTTTCGACGCGGCTGGGGGATAGTTGGCCCTTCTGAAAACCCATCGCTGGAGGATTTCAACGCCGCGTTCTATACGCTCAGCCAGCTCATTTCTTACCAGCATCAGATGGGCGTACCAGAGTGGGATGATCAACAGGAGTATTATGTTGGGTCAACCTGCTCTTATGGCGGTGAAATTTACGTTTCACTGAGTGATGACAATATCGGCAATAAGCCGCCTGCTTCGCAGTGGACGTTATCAATCACGGCCAAGAATGGTGCGTCAAAGCTCGGTCTGGGTACAGCAGCCAGCAGAAACATTGGCTCAGGAGCCAACCAAGTTCCGGATATGGGCTATTTTTCTACTTTGCTTTCCGACAATGGCTATCAAAAGTTACCCGGCGGTTTAATCATGCAGTGGGGGCAGTCGGGGCAAAGTGCAAGCCAGACAGGATTGGCAAGTGGTACTTTCCCAATTCAGTTTCCCAATGCGTGCTTCTTAGTGACTCTAACTGAACAAACTACTCCTTCGGGCTCTACTCCATATACGGGCGTTAACTGCTGGGGACTGGGTTCGCTAAATAGCTCAGGATTTGTAGCAGTTTGTGCATCTCGCTTAAATAATGCGGCTGCCGTTGCAGAGGCAGTTCGATACTTAGCCATAGGATTCTAATGTTATGACTTTTTTCTACTCTCCAAATTCCAATATGTTTTTTGATGGTGACATGATTGATGCATACAAATCAGCTGGCTCATGGCCCACAGATGCAAAGAAAGTTAGTGGTGATATTTTCATGGAGTACACAGGAACTCCTCCATCAGGAAAGGTCAGAGTAAGCAATGGCAAGGGGCCAGAGTGGGCCGACATTCCGCCACCGACAAAAGAGGAGATTCTTGCATTTGCTGAAAATGAAAAGGCTAAGCTTATTTCCTATGCCTCTGAAAAAATCCTTCCACTACAGGATGCAGTAGACTTGGAAATGGCAACTGATTCTGAGCTTGAGCAGCTTTCTGCATGGAAAAAATACAGAATGCTGCTCAACAGGATTGATGTTACTAGTGCACCTGACATCGATTGGCCAGCGAAACCAGAATGAGTAAAGGCCTATTCAGACGTCATTTTTTTACAATCCTTTTCCCGACCTTGATAAATGGCACTTCAATATAGTGGTATGCCAGGCATGACAATCCGCATATCAAAATCCACGAAGCTGTGGATAATAGATAATATGTTGAAATCTCATCGGTCAAGTTAAAGTGGTTGGCAAATTTGTTCATGAGAAACCATAATGTAGAGTGCAGCAGATAAATGCTAAAACTGGCATCTCCCAGCCTCACAAACCCCTTGATCTCAAGAGAACCAATGAGCTTTCCGCCGCAGCACACAGAATAAAAGAAAATTCCGTAAATAACCGTTATGCTTAACGTTACGGGATTCTCCTTATAGCCAAAGATAAAGCAAAGTATAAACAAGGGTAGCGATAGCCATGCAAATAACATCTCATGCTTCTTACGCTCACTTTGGGCGCTTGTCAGCTTACGACAAAGAGCGCCGATGGCAAAGGTAGCGATATAAAGAGCGCTACGATATTCATACTTACTAATCACATAGTAGCTGAGGAAAATTATTGATAGCAGGAGAACTACTGTATTTTTCCTAAAGTTCAGGAAGTAAATAAATGGAAGGGAAAAATACAATGCCCATTCCCATACTAACGACCATGTAACACCACCGCTTAGCAGGAATGATTTTTTATAACCAAATAAGTCTGGCCTAATGTTCATAATCCCACCGTCGAACCAGTATAATAGATTGTCTGAAAAAATAAACCTGCCAGCATTCAGTTGAAGAAGCGCTGCAATACATATGCAAAGTATTGATGATACAGTTGCCATAGGCACGATTCTGAAAAAACGATTGACGTACAACTTTATCCAGTCAGTTTCTTTCTCGCATGCCGAGACAAACAGGTAGCCAGAAATCATAAAGAAAATGGAAACAGCGAATTTTCCATAAAAATATTCTATAGGGTATCCATCAATTCCCCATGTGCCGAGAATAATTTGCTGGTGGCTAAATACATAGTGATGCATCGCTACAAGTGCTGCTAGTATATAACGCAGGCCATCCATTCTCTTTAGGCGGTATGGTGATGTGTCTTTATCCATAAAAGAGAAAGCACGAGAACTGAATATAAATCCAGCAAGTATTATTGCAAAAAAAGCCCATGTAGTATGTTGCCATGAAATAAGCATAACTTCCTCTATCTTGCCATCCCTAGCTTAGGGGTTAGGATTAAACTGATATGGATCCTACACATAGTTAAGTTAATGGCAAGAATCCGTTAAAGAAACGTCATGGTGCCAGGTACTTGCTTGCACATTCGTGGACGAAAAACCATACTGCGTGCAAATTTCCACTAAGCCAGGTGAGATATGGTTTCCTTTATTGTGATGGCAACGCGATTCGCAGGGCTGGTGTCAGCAATAGTCCTGCTTATGATTGCCATAGGTAGCATTAAGTACGATGGCAGCACAGTCCTTGTAAGCTGCATAGGCGTTGGCCTGTGGGCGTGGTGCGAATATGACGAGCGGAAAGTAGCAGGCAGATAGGCGCATAAAAAAGCCCCGGCGACGGGGCAATCCTGAACCTGCGCCGATCTGAGCAGGCTACGGGGTGAGCTGGGAGTAGACTGACTTATTTACCGTCTATGTAGTCAGCCTACCACTGCATCATCTCCCGGCGCTTATCGAGGTACTGAGCATGGTTGTAGATGCCACGGATATTGTTCCGGTTAACGTGCGCCAGCTGGCGCTCGATGGCATCATGCGGCCAGCCATGCTCATTGAGCACCGTGCTGAACTGGTGGCGGAATCCGTGGCCGCTCGCCAGTCCCTCATAACCTATCTGGCGGATCACAAGCAGAACAGCTGCATCGCTGATCGACTTCGATTTATCGTTGCGACCGGGAAACACGAAGGATGACATTGAGGTGATAGGCTTCAGGAGCATCAGCAGCTCTTTCACCTAGCGGGACATTGGCACAACGTGAATTTTGCGGTTGTTCATTACCTCAGCCGCAATGGTAATCATGTCGTTTTCAAAATCGATGTCTGCCCATTGCATGCTACGCATTTCCTTTGTTCCTATGGCGGTATATTGCAGCGCCTGTGTGGCCACACGGGAAATAACACTGCCTGAGTCCATTGCCAGCGCCGCATTGAGCGCTGGTATCTGTTGCCTTTGAAGGAAAGATGAGGGGTAGTATTAAAGGTGAGCTGAAATAGGTTGATATTTCGACTTTGACATCTGAAGAGAACGTAACGGCAGCAGCCAAGAAAAACATCCCTATAAGCGATTCGTCGGCGATTATTGCGCCGTTGCAGGACGCCGTTGACTTGAAAATAGCTACAGATAGCAAAAAAAAGAGGGTCTCGTGGTATGGAAGAAACATTGAGTCCTTCTTAATCGCGTTGACACATCTCTTGCACCAGATATAGAGTGGCCATCATCTCCTTGGATAATTTAGAGTAAACTATGCGAAAAACCATCACTATGAGTTGTCTGTTTTTTATATTATCTTCCTCGCTGGCTACTTCAATCGCGCACTCGGAAGAAGTTAAGTTCATCGTCGCTCACCGTGGCGCAAGTGGTTATTTACCTGAGCATACGCTTGAAGCAAAAGCCATGGCTTACGCTCAGGGCGCTGATTATCTTGAGCAAGACTTGGTTATGACTAAGGATAATCACTTAATCGTTTTGCATGGTCTTGTTTTAGATTACGTAACAGATGTTGATAAAAAATTCTCCAGTAAAAAAAGAGAAGATGGCCATTATTATGCAATTGATTTTACTCTTGATGAAATACGTACATTAAGAGCAACTAACTGGTATAGCTATAAAGACAATAAAGTTAATCCTGGATTTAAAGGTCGGTTTCCAGTTTTTAAATCTAACTTTAGATTGCACACATTTGAAGAGGAAATTGAATTTATTCAAGGTTTAAATGAATCAACAGGAAAGAATGTTGGTATATTCCCTGAGATTAAATCTCCATGGTTTCATAAAAAAGAAGGGAAGGATATCACATTGGCAGTGCTGGAAGCCTTAAAAAAATATGGATATACCACGAAGAAAGATAATGTGTATCTTCAATGTTTTGATGCCGATGAGCTTAAAAGGATCAAGAATGTTCTTGGTCCAAAGCTTGGTGTAAATGTCAAGTTAGATCAACTTATTGCTTATACTAATTGGAATGAGACTCAATACCTAAAAGATGGCAAGTGGGTAAATTATAACTATGATTGGATGTTAAAACCTCAGGCGATGAAAGAAATCTCCAGCTATGCTGATGCTATATCTCCTGATTACCATATGATTTTTGATAAAGGTGTTGGTAAAAAATATATTGATGTTGCTGGTTTCGTAAAAGCAGCGCATCAAAACAATCTTAAAATAATACCATTTTCTGTACTTGCAGATAGACTGCCTGATTTTGCTCAATCAGTAAATGATCTATATGGAATGCTCTACAATAAAGCAAATGTCGATGGGGTTTTTACCGATTTTCCAGACAAGGCGGCATCATTTTTGAATCGACATCCTTAAAGCAGCGCTGTAAATTTAGGTAAAAATCAAGCCACCAGAAATACTATTTGTAATGGAAGTTACGATAGATACTTAAATTACCTTGTTGGAAATAAAAGCCCCGGCAACGGGGCAATCCTGTACCGCGCCGATCTGAGCGGGCTACGGAGTGGGAGCCTAAACAGTAACCACTCACGCCTGTCACAGCAAATAAATATCCATACCTGCCAGCAGCTTTGGAAAATACATGCCTGACGCATCTTGATCAGATCCACCGATCAATACTACTGTATCTATATACAGTTATTATCAGAGGAGGATTTGACCATGCCACGCGAGTACCAGATCAAAGAAGCATTCATCAGTTCTATCAAGCGAGCGCCATCAGGCCGTAGCACCGTCACCACCGCCGATTTTGTAGAGGAGCTGGAGCGCGTTAACTGGCACTTTACGCTCAAGCAAGCCAACGACTGGATACGGAGCCACACGACCACGTTCCGTGACGCCTCAACGCAGGAGGGCGAGAATATGACGTGGTTTCGGTTCAACCCTAACGGTGGACTCTGATGGGATTCCCTTCACCGGCGCAGGACTACATAGAGCCTCGGCTCAGTCTTAACTCAGTATTCATTCCCAATCCGGCCACGACGTTCCGCGTGGATATCCCGGACGGCTTCCTGCTGGTTGACTCAGCTGCGAAGGTAAAACCTGGTAACCGGATTGCATATCAGTGGAACGGCTATTCAGGACTGGGGAAGATGTACCGCAACAGCCTGGTGACGGAAGAGGGTGAGGTGATAGAGGGCGAGCCGCTTAATGATGTCATCGTGCTGGGTAAGGTGACGTGCGAGGTGCGGCACGTTTATGACGATGGCCGGCCGACTATATAG